AAGTAATGGAGGTGTTTTAAATGAAATTGTATGAGAAATACTGTAAAAAATGTCATCAAAAATTTATTACTTCAAGCCCGTACAAAAAACTGTGTCTTTTCTGTGCAATAGAGAACGAACAGAAATCGATAAAAAAGTCTTATCAGAAGAGGAAATTGAAGAAGGTGAAGACAGAATGAGAATAGTTCTTACAATTCCAGGCAAACCTTTCGGCAAACAAAGACCACGTGTGACAAAGGCAGGTATTGCATATACACCACAGGAAACAGTCAATTATGAAAATTTTATAAAGTTGTTATACATACAACAATACAAAGATTTAAAGCTAGAGGGAGCACTTAGAATGATTATCAGGGCTTTCTATAAAATCCCCAAGAATGCCAGCAAAAAAGATAAAAAATTGATGGAACAAAATATCATAAGACCAACTAAAAAGCCGGACATGGATAATATTGCAAAAATTATTGCAGATGCGCTGAATGGACTTGCTTACGAGGATGACAAACAAATCGTGGAAATGTACATCAGTAAGATTTATGCGGAAGATGAATTTGTGGAAGTTGTCGTGGAGGAGGTGAGAGGAGGTGAAGCTAGGTGAATTGCTTCTCAAGGCAACAGGTAGTACACCACAAACAGGAAACACGAAAGGAGTTTGTGTGGTTTGTGGTGCTGAGGTAAATAATGGTATACCACTTAAGGAATGCGTATCTGATAATTTCACAGGCTGGAGTTATTTCTTCTCAGGAAATTGTATGTGCCCAGAGTGCGCATACCTTTTTAGCGACCAAACATTCCGCAGGAAGTCATGGGTAGCATCATTACAGGGTTTCAAGGTGTTTAAAAACGACGAGGCGCAGCAAATCTTGTTTAATCCACCTGACCCGCCGTTCTTTATCCACATCGCCAAAACTGGTCAAAAACAAACATGGCTTTCATGCATCCACAGAGTCGCACACAATCCGCACAAATACTTCTTTTCACACGAGAAATATGACGTACCAATATTGTTCGAGCATGATAGGGCAGCGACGTACATCCAAATCATTGCAGAGGCAATGGCAAAAGGCTTGACCAAAACGGAACTTACGACGGGCGAGTTCAAAATGAAAACATGGCAAAAGGCAATTGAAAGCGGCTATCGTGATTTCCTGCGAGAGCTGACTAAATTCAAAGGCGATATCTTATGGGAGGTGTTAGTGGATGTTTACCGAAAAAGAGATTGAGGATAAAACGGTAGAACTATTGGCGATAGTCTACAATAGCATAAATTGGAGTAAGATGCATACCAGCAAGAACCCGCATGATATATTCAACCATCGAGTTAGGGCAGCCAGTAGACGGGCGACACTGTTTGAAGCGGTAAGTAAGCTGGCAAACTATTTTGGTTTGCAGTCGATTCCAACAGAAGCCATTAATATCACTCAAGAGCTTAGACCATATGAGAGAGCAGTGCTCAACAAGATGTACATGGAACATATACCAATGTCTATGATGGCAATCATGCGTGCCAAAGAAAGACGTAAAAATAAAAGCCAAATGACAATCTTTGAGAACATAAAGGAGGAGGAATTGAAAGATGAATAAGCGATTTTATGAAATTGAGGGCACTATCACGGCTTTGACACCAATTTTTCATGGAGGGGACGAAAAGACAGGGTCAACACCGGTTTTACGCACAATCATGGTGTATGTAGATGGTATGGGCGAGGTGCCGATACCGTATATCTCCGGGAACGGTATTCGTGGTAAGCTCCGCAGGCTAAGCATAAAAGATTTTCTTGATATGCTAGGGTACGAAATCACTAACACAAAACTACACCATGCGCTGTTTTCAGGAGGTGTACTGGAAAGCACAAGCGACACCACAGGCGTAATCGACCTGGCATTCCGAAAGAAAGTGCGAGAACTTATGCCACCCGTGGCCATATTCGGTTGTGCACTGGGCAATCAGATGATACAGGGTAATTTGATTGTAGAACATATGTGGCCAATATGTGATGAGTACAAACCGTATTTGCCAGAGGAGTACCAAAAGGACCCACGTGCAGAGCGACCCATCCGCACATTTACCGACCAAAGCTTTATAACAAGGCGGGATGATTTGCGTGAGGAGCGCCAAGAAGACGAGCAGGCGGTGCAAATGAAGGTTGATTACGAATGCTTTGTACCAGGCACGAAGTTCTATCACCGCTTTGTGTTGCAACTGCCAGACCAGCTCCAGCTAAGCTGCTTTGGGCGAATATTAGACCTGTTTGAAGCTATGCCGTATATCGGCGGTAGAAGCTCCAGTGGTGACGGCAAGGTTATGCTGAACTATAAAAATAAACCCGATGCAAGCTTATACCTTGAATTTGTACAAGAGAAGAAAGATGACATTGTAAAACTGCTTAAGGAATTGGAGGAGAGATTATGAATGGCATTCTTGATGAAATTAAATATTTTACGGCGATAGCGGAGAAAGCCCCACCGCTTGAGTGGGGCAGCTTCCGCCCATTTAAAATTACTTTTAAGATGCGGTCACCAGTTTGTGTAACTACACCTTGGATTAATTTTGATAGCCTATTAGGGCATTTGATAATGATGGATACGTTTGGGCAAGATTATTTCGTACTACCGCGCAAATTAAATATTACACCATATTTAGACCAAGCAAATGCCAGGAGATTAGTACCGCTTAAGAAGATAGGGGATATATATCATTGCTCAGTAAGCATTTTTTATCCTAATAGCATACGTGTGACACAAATGTATAAGCGATTTGAAGAGCGTTGGAGCGAAAATCTTGCACAAAAGAAGATACGAATAGGTGCTGGACATTTTAGAGCATACGCTATGAAAACAGTATATATCCCTGCCAAAGAAGTAATTTATTACGCAAATGGGGATATAGATTTGACTAAGCGGTTAATAGAAGAATACATGTTAGGCTTAGGTAATGATATTAGAGTGGGATGGGGCGCTTTAAAAGATGTTTTGTTTGAGGAGATAGAAGAGGATTGGTCTCTTGTGGCAAACGGTGTGGCCATGCGCCCAATACCTATTGAAATGTGTGCAGAATATGATGATGCGGCATATTTGGCATACAAGGGGCCATACTGGGACCCTAAAAATACTACCTTATGTGTGCCGCCTGGAGCGAGGTGTAAACTAAAAGATGAATATGGAGGAAGTGCTAACACAGTGGGCCAAAACGGAAGAACACAAAGCTAAAGTGGAAGAAGCAAAAGAAATTATTCAACGAGCCTTACGAACACATAAAAAACCATATGTAGCGTTTTCGGGAGGTAAAGATTCAACATGCATGCTTCATCTTGTGCTACAACAGAAACCAGACGTTATGGTTTACCATTGGGATTATGGCAAGTATTTGATGCCTAGAGAATTTGAAAAAGAAGCAATCGAGATAGCATATAAAATAGGAGCAAAAAACGTAATTATCGATACATCTAACAAATACACGTCACGTGAAGCAACGGGCATTTGGTATAAGGATTTTTTGGGGCGTGCAGCAAAAGAACTTTGGCAGCAGGGCTATGATTTGGTGTTTGTTGGGATACGCAAACATGAAAGTTTAAAGCGCAAAAGGCGTATTAGGAAAGGGGAAAAAATAACTGCAATTGATGAATGCTGGCCGATAAAAGATTGGACATGGCAAGACGTTTGGGCGTATATTTTCTCAAAAAATTTACCATACCATAGTGTTTATGATAAATATGCTCCTATTGTTGGATGGGATAAAGCTAGATTTGTAACGTTTTTTGATAAAGAATTTGATTATTTAGGAAGCAGTAATATTGATGGTGTATTGCTGTGGAGGTGGAGGAATGAGCAAATTTAAAAAGTATATTGATAAGAATGTTTATGAAGCTGCGATAGAAAGATTGGAGTTTATTTTTGATAACTTCCCTAAAGTCTATTTCTCAGTCTCATTTGGCAAAGATAGTAGTGTTATGATGCATTTAGCATTAGAAGTAGCAAAAAGAAAAAATAGGCTACCGATTCATGTTCTTTTTATTGACCTTGAAGCACAGTACAAATGTACAATAGAACATGCTAAAGAGATGCTCTTGAGAGATGATGTAAAAGCATACTGGATATGTTTGCCGTTGCATTTAAGAAATGCTGTAAGTGTTTATCAATCGCAATGGGTATGTTGGGACCCGAAAGAAAAAGAAAAATGGGTTCGTGAGATGCCTGATTATCAATGTGTAATAAGTGACCCAAACTATTTCCCCTTCTTTAAATTTGGTATGGAATTTGAAGAATTTGTTGTTGAGTTTGGAAAGTGGTTTAGTCAAGGTGAACTAACAGCTTGTGGTGTTGCTATAAGAGCTGATGAAAGTTTAAATAGGTTTAGAACATTAAAGAACGAGAAAAAGGACCGCCTTATGGGTAAATTTTGGACAACAAGGATTGTAGATAATGTGTATAACTTTTATCCAATTTATGATTGGAAAACAGAAGATATATGGACAGCAGTGGGTAAAAACAATTGGAAATACAATAAAATTTATGACTTAATGTACATGCAAGGGAAATCTATTCATGAAATGCGAATATGCCAGCCATACGGAGACGACCAACGGAAAGGGCTAAATTTGTTCAGACAATTAGAGCCAGAAACGTGGCATAAAGTGGTTGATAGAGTATCAGGAGCAAATTTTGGTAATATATACTGTAACACGTATTTGTTAGGGAACAGAAAAGTTATACTGCCAAAAGGACACACATGGAAGTCATATACAGAGTTTTTATTAGAGACTATACCACGCTATGAAGCAGAATGGTATAGAATGAAAATAAAAAAATTCCTTGATTGGTGGGCTAAACACGGATATCCAGATGGGATTCCAGACGAAGCAGACCCGAAATTAGAAGTTGCAAAAAAGGCACCTTCGTGGAGAAGAATAGCAAAATGTATTTTAAAAAATGACAAATTGTGTAAAAGCTTGTCATTCAATCAAACAAAAAATCAATATGAAAAATATCAGGCGTTACGTGAAATGTATGGAGAATAAGGAGGTTATAAATATGGACAGAAAAGATGTACTACAAAAATTCAGAGTGCTGTTAGAAGAAGTAAAAGAACTGTCTTTAGAAGAACGGGTAAAATTCTTAAATGAGGCAAAACAAATACTGCATGAATGCAGTCCATTTGAAGAGCCGGTAGATGTTGTGAAATGGGTACCGGCAAACAAAGTAATCGCAAATGATTATAATCCAAATAGAGTAGCACCGCCAGAAATGAAATTGCTTGAACTTTCTATTAGACAAGATGGATATACTCAGCCGATTGTAGTTTATTATGATGAACAAAATGATAGATATATTGTTGTGGATGGTTTCCATAGGAATAGAGTTGGAAAAGAGGTGCCGGATATAAGAAAAAGGCTAAAAGGTTATTTACCAGTTGTAGTCATTAACAAAGATTTGAAAGAGAGAATAGCTTCAACCATAAGGCATAACAGAGCCAGAGGTACACACGCAATTCCGCAGATGGCAAAAATTGTAGAGATGCTGTACTTCATGGGATGGTCGGATAAAAAAATTGCTGAACAATTAGGGATGGAAAAAGACGAAGTATTGAGATTAAAACAGTTTGTTGGTTTAGGGTCTTTATTTAAAGACAGAGAATATTCGAAGGCATGGGAATAAGTTATAAATTACTAAAGTTAGCAAATCAACACATAACAACAAAAAGTGGAATATGGTTAGAAAGGAGAGATAAAAATGGCAATTTCTGAAAAATGCCAAAAGTGTTTGAAAAACGAAAATGGGAGGTGTATAGCATATAAAGAATTTATTGGCGAAGGTTGCCTGGGCTATGTGGACAATCCAGAAGGCATGATAGAAATGTATAAAGA